CGCACTTCACGCGTATGTACACCATTTATAAAACCATAACGCACACTAAATGCAGGAATTTCTACTACGACCTGACCGTCAGTACCATCGAGTACGCTCGCTACAGCACCTGCTGCTGGTGTTGCAGTTGAACTTGCGACAACACATTCCCATAGATAACCACCATTTGTAACCCGCTGTCCGCGAGTAAATGTACCTGCTGCCCATGCGGGCACACCAACACGTAACAAACTATTAGTCACTTCTGCTGCTGGTGCTCCAGTGTATGCTGTTGCTAATGATTCGGTTTCAACAATGCGCAACCAATCGGCAGATTTATTTGTACTGTCATCAGCATCTAAGTAATACTGAACTACCCCAGAGTTGTTAATTACGCAACGACGTATCCTTGATTGTACATCAATGTTAATAGTGCCACTTAATGCACCAGTGCTAATGCTAGTTCCTGGAAGATATAAACCGTAGGTATCATTATCATGATCCCAACCAAATACAGCGGTGTTTAAGTCTTGCCATGTAGGAACGGCACTAGAACCATTGCTAATCAAGGCTTGGCCTGCTGTACCAAAGTTTGCCCCGCCTACACCAATTGGGCCATCAATTTGAATCCTATCATTACCAGCGTCTACAAAAAACAAATTAGCTTTAGTGTCACCTTCAACTCTGAAGTCGACATCAGCACCGCCATCATTAAACACCACTTCGGTGTTGCCAAACTCAACGCGCTCAACTCCATTAGTTGCTACCGCTAGTTGATCTGCACCGGGGCTGTAGATGCCAGTGTTGAGGTCGCCTGTGAAACTTATGCTTGGCGTGGCAACAGCACCAAGGGGGTGCACCAACGCACCTGTCATGGTGTCGCCAGCTTTTAGTACGTTGCTGGAGGCAGCACCGGTTAATGCTGCTGTAATCGTTCCAGCCGTAAAATTACCGCTTGCATCACGGGCAACAATTGCAGATGCAGTGTTGGCGTTGGTGGCAGTAGTAGCAGAGTTGCTTACCTTACTCGCAGTTGTAATAGTAGCAAGTTTTGTATCTACAATTGCAGCAGATGCGTTTATGTCAGCATTTGAAATCGTCCCATCAAGAATCATCGTGCTGGTAACCGTGCCAGTGTCACCAACGGTTACTACATTGCTGCCACTCTTGGTTAGTGCCCCAGTTACAGCAACAGTGCTATCAAATGTTGCTGCACTGGTAACGTCTAACGTGCCAGGGATGTCAATATTGCTGGCCCATTCAACGCCAGTACCAGCAGCATCAGTTTGAAGCAATTGCCTTGCTGAACCATCTGCTAGTTTGCTGACGGCAATTTCTGCGGATGCATCTACGTTTGCATTACCAATAAAAGTCCAGCCCGCATCGTAATTTGTGCTACTGACTTTATAAAATACTTGGTTTGCACTACCTCCTGAAGAAATAGCACCTGCTGGCCCTTGAATACCAGGCACTGCCAAGGCGATCTGCGTGTCCTTTTCGTCAATAACTGCAATCTGTATGTCGGCCATGGTTTAAGTCCGTGAATAGGTGCGTTGAACAGTGGCAACGCCTGTAACCCAATAATAACGCTCACCACCGCTCTGAGTTAAACTTACGTCCCAGCCATAACTACCCACCTCAATTGCTAGCGATGTAGCAGGCGACATCACCAATTCAAATGCCCCATCAGTTGCGCTAGTAATGGTTGGCGTAAAAGTACCAACTAATGTATTAGTAATTAAGCCTTTTACATCAGCATCAGCGGTATAACCTGTTATATCAAGAGGAGTTGCAACATAAAAATCACCTGATGCAGTGCCAGTAACTGATATAGTTCCTCCGCCGCTAGTTGCGGAAACTTGAAATGCGTCAGTAGTTAATCCAGCAGCAATTACATAATAAACTGTATTTAATGAAAACCCACACGGGATGTCATCACCACCTGTAAATACGACTTTAGTAGTTGCTGTTAAACCGTGACATGGAACGTTAAACGTAGGCGTGGTGCCAGCAATTGTAATACTGGTTAAAGCTTGCCGGTTTTGTGTGGCACGAAATGATCCACGCCATGTTGCGTTTTGCAATATGGTGATGTCATAGGTGGCGGGATAGATCATAAAAGTCTGTGTTTAGTGCCAGTCTAGCACCGGGCATTTGGTTCACACCGTTAGCCAAGCATCGCCTGCGTCTTTGTAAATCTTAAACTGCGCCGGGTTAATTGAAATGTCAAGCCACATTTCGCCAGGTGTTGGCGAACTAGGCGCTGTAGCATTTACCCATACGCCTGTAACCTTGCGAACCACACCTGCTGTATCCTTGCAGGTTATAAATGGACCATCGGCGTGATAGTTAAGTGCTAATTCACCATTAGCTAGTTGGCCAGCAGTAGGCTCGTTGCCTGATACACTGGAATTTTTTAAAATAATCTGTAAAGCCATGGAATACCTCCAAAGGACAAGGAGGCTATACCAGCCCCATGCCCATGCTAACAGAATCAGCAAAAATTGCTATATCTTGGCGATAAGAATAGTGCCATGGGCAGGATGTTCGTTAATTGTACTCGTTCCTCCGCCAAACGCTTTGTATAAGTAATAAACATCATGCTTACCGGCACTCAGTGCTCGCGCCCATTGTGAACCTACTGTTTGGTTATCACCTTGGGTTTCACCATAAAAAGCGTCTGTTGGGGGGGAAGAGGTGGTATCAATACCTGGAGCAACATACGCAATAAGAATAGTACCTCCAGTATTATTATATACGTCCATAAATACTGTTGTTAAAGTTTGAGAAGCTTGGACCCAGCTGATTCTTGGTGCTGTACTATAAATTGCCGCAGGGGGCACGGCCCAATCTTCCGTTAGTGTGGTCCAACTTGAACCGAAGAAATATACAGCACGGGCATCATATAAATTATATAGATTAGCAAGATACATGCGAGGGTAATCAGCACTTGACCCGCCCGCAATTACGCCACCAAGATCAATCGTACTTGTACCGGCGCTTGTAGTGCGCACCACGCCTATTAGTCGGCGGCTTGGGTTGTTATAACGTACACGGACACCATCCTGAACGCTCCGTGTTGGCGGTGTTGTGTCATTAGTCCACGCCACATATTCAAGTGCCAATACAGGCGTTAACACAGAACCATTGTTATATAGATATATGTCGTAGTTAGTATTGGCGCTATTAGCTGTTGACAAACTAATCGTCTGAACGCCATTAAACCGCACTACCTGCCACCTTAATGATGCGGTGCTGTACAAAGCTACTTCGTTACCATTCAGTGGGTGTATGTAAACATTTGTGCTATTAAGTTGATTGCCATTTGGCACCGAACTGGTGCTAGATAAACTTATGCGCAGATTTACCACACTTTTAATTGCATCACCCAAGGCTTGGATTAATGTGTTAGGTGTAACTGCAAGATCGTTACGTAAGAACTCTTGTACCTCACTAGCAGTCGCAATTTCAATAATGCCTGTTTGCGTTGTTGATGCAACTGGTAATACTGGCAATGCCCCCCCAAAACCGCCTTCCCAAACCGGTGTGCCACTTATACTGCTACTATTTAAATTAAGTTCCGTGTTAATCGTTAAATTGTTTACATTTAGGGAATCGTAAAAAGTGGGGAAATCAATTTCGTCAATTGGTACATCGCTATCCCCAATGCTTTCAAATGCAACCTCAGCCCCAGTAGCGACATCTTGCAACCCCTGTGGTGTAACAAGAAAACCATCTTCATTAAAACCACTCCCATAAACACGCCCACCATTTTTGTTGGTAAAATAATAAGTAAATTTATTAAGCGGATCTAATTCACCTTGATATTCAGGTAACGCTTTACTATAATTAAGATAACCTGCCCATTCGTAAGCTTGGCCGAATAAACGGATATTACTAGGGCGACGAAATTCAATAGCCCAGTTGTCCCACGCCGTGGCCGCGCCACTAGGCGCTGCAATACCATCAAGAGCTGTATCTGGATTGCGTTCACGACTACTTTCAATACGCGGGAGTAAAATTGTGTGTGAATCAACGCTACTAAAACCGAGGCTGGTTAGTAACAAATGTAAACCTCGATAATCTGTTGCGGTGCGGTATTGCGTTTGAATTTCGGAATCTGTGCTCCATACAGTTGTAAAGTTGTAACCGCAATTAACGGTATTATCATTACTGTCTGTATCATTATTAAATATAATTGAAGGCTGTGTATTTTTCCAGTAATCTTCGGGCCGATATTCCTCCTCCATGTGGACATAACTTTCAGCCCAATTACTTACAGTAAAAGCTGTGTCTTTATTTTGAGCAACGCAACTAAATGTTTTGTTTTGATATTTAACAGTGTCCCCTAAACGATACAAAGTGTTGCTAACCCAAATGTTGGGCGAGTTATTACGACGCAGTTCAACAGAAGCAGAGCGATTTGCGCCCGCACCATCGGAACTAATTGTTATTGCATTTGAAACCACAATTAAATTGCTATCAGGAATTAAACTGGTAACACTACCGCTACCAGGTTTAGTCTGAAGTATAAAATCGCGCACAGGTGTGCGTGATGTAGTATCAGTATTATTACAACGTAAGGAGTAGCGCCGCTCATTGGTATTGCGTGAATCTTGCACACGTCGAATATAAATGCGCGATCCAGCAAGAGCAGGCCAAGTCTGGCCGGTGTTATATCCTTGGTCGTTGACAATTGAGGCCCCAGGGATTATGCCATCTTGGTTGCTAAAAGCGCCACTAATAACGATATTGGCAGGAGTAGCACTACTCCAAGGAGTGGCTACTAACTGAGCACGGTAATCCAAACCGCGTGAATTTTCAACCCATATATATGAATTATGTCGTAACGTGTAACCATCACGATCAAGGATTTGCGGCACACCAGGATTTTTACCGCTGTTTGCAAGCGCTTCAGTAAGAATAATAGTTGTGGCATTGTCAGCTACACCATTTGCAATAGTACCTAAATATACCTTGCGGACGTTGTTAGTTTTTTCTGCAAGGTTGTTGGCAACTCGCAGTGTTCCTATGTTCCAGTTAACATCAGCAACATAAGCAGTGGATTGGTAACCTTCGGCTAAAGCTGCACAACCACCAAAATTACTATTGCTATTGGTAACGGTTAACTCGCCTCCGGTTTGAACCCAATGGTGAATACCTTGCCCAATCGCAAACACTGATACTTCTTGAATTACTGCGCTGTTAATTGCACGTATGTGAAAACTACGCCGGGCAGGGTGCATTCGCACATTATTAGGATTAGCATTGACATAAGCGGCGTAATTAGCAAAATAAGCGCCCCACATGGGGCTTTGTGCAGCGTCGTATTTTTGCCAACAGCTAAGATCGCGTTGCAAGCTAACGCCTGTAAACTGCGCCACCACCATCGAGCGGAACCCTGTTGCCTTGCTGCCATCAGCAAAAATGCCGCAAAGACCATAGTTAGATCGGATTGAGCAGTTAAAAATATAAGGACTAGCCGATAATGTAGTATCTGTGTCAATACCCTGATCGCCGCTAGAAGGACGTGCGCCAACAATTTGATATTCGCCGATACGGGTAACAGCTAACGCGGTATCAAGACCTCCTGTGTTGCTAGCGCCTGCAAAAGCACTGCGAATTTTAGCATAAAACTCATCAAGTTCATTTTTACTTGCAAACTCAAAGCAACTAAGTAAATGATGGCTGCTTGTGCTTCCCTCTTTGTCCTTAAAAGTAAATCCAAAATAATAACCAGTACCAGTAACCTTGAAAATAGCACGTCGGTTACTGGTATTGTTTGTTTCGTCAGTAACACTTGGTACAGTATCAGGCCGAAAAATTGTTTTACGTAAATCTATTCCGCATAGCGACACGCCGCGAGGTAAGATAATACCACCTGTAGCAGCAGGGTTAAATGCTTGCAATTCGCTATTAGTTGGATCTTTGCCGGATGCCCATTCGGGAACGCTAGCGTTGCCTTCGCCATTTAACAGGATTGAGACACCAGGCGCGAGTATGATACTAACTAGATCAGCATTAGCAAGAGGATTTTGATAATAAGATTTAGCTGTAATAATACCAGCTTCAATAATGGCACGACTGATTGAACGGAATGGCCGTGCTTCGGTGTAACCGCATTCAAGTCGTTGCAATGCAATTCGTTGAGTGGCGCTGCCATTGGTGCTGTATTCGCCACTAACAAATTTATCGCTGCCCGTGAATGGGTTTACATATAAAACATAAGGAGCCGACAACGGGTCATTGGTAACAGCACCAGCGCCAATTTCAGCCGCACCACCTAGTTGTCTGACGGCATCGGTTAAGGCTGCAATCTGTGTTCTGAACACCGATTGTGAACTGTTGATGTGGTCAAGAGCGCCGCTTTGGCCCCCACGGACGATCTTGGTCATAATGCCACAATTGCCAACTTGTACTCTAGTCTATACAATGCCGTTGGATTGGTCAATTTGTACCCATCCGCAATGCAATCTCTCCTACTGTAACAAAATTAAGCGAACCTGCGATTATTTCTGTTGCCCTTGTGTTGACTGCAACAGAAGTAACCAGCAGTTCAGTTTCGTAAAACAAATCACCAGGCAGCACCCCAGCAGCACCTTCGGGCCTGCTTACGATCATATAAAATTCTGCTCTTGCTTTACATCCTTTTTCTGTTAGTAATAGTAAATTTAACAATACAGTTGAATCTGCTTCATTTTCGCCTGTTGCTAATCTATCAATTAAAAAGTCCATTGTTCCACCGCCTGTTACTAAGGATTTAACAGAATCACCAAACTTTTCACCTACAGCAGTAATGTCTACTTCAGGTGCTGTTAAATTCAATGCCCATTCTGTTAATTGTGCTTGTACCACCCACTTGTTAACATCAACTAATGTCACATAAGCAGTGCTGTATTCAAAATTTACGGGCTCCTCAAAGTCTGATGCAAAATCACAGATTGAAATTAATGTCGCTTTATCCTGCACATCACTAAATGCGTAGGTACCAATATCAATAGAACATACGGCAATTGCATTTTCGTATTCAGTAGTGCCAGCCGATGAAACACTTAGAGTATTAAAATCTACTTTGTATAAAGTTGTGCGTTCTGCTGTCGCGCCCTTAAGAGCTGCTGCTCTTGTTGAATAAAAACTAATGCGATCCAGTTGATCTCTATAAATATAATAGGTAATGCTAGTGGTAATGCCGCTTTCTTCTTGCCGCATATAAAATTGTACTGCATTGTTAGCATCGTAAAAATTACTAGCGTCAGTTACAATATGATCGCGGTTGCTTCCTATAAACCAATCCCCACCACAGTAAGTGCCATACCCGTCGGGGCAGTCTGGGCCACCGCCGCTTACATCAATAGGCAACCCGTTAATACAACTTAAAGTAATTTGATCCCCGCTCCAAAAAGCAGGGTTACGCATAAAAATTGAGTTAGAGGCTACATACAAATCATCCGATCTTAAAACAATAGGTTCTGGTACTTCTCGTTTAAGGCGTAATCGACCGCCATGACCAAGAACAGCCATTAGAGCGTACCTTCAAATGGTCCCGTGATTTGAAAACTAACACTACAAGCAACTACTTCTCCAACCGATACAGGAATGCTTATTTGCGTAAGAAGTGCCCTGAATTGTAATGCGTTGCCTGTTGTTGTATTTAGAATCATAGAAACAGCTTTATCGCCACTATTATTAATAAAAACATCATTAACCAATCCCATGGTGGCTACATCATCTTTATCATAAATAACGGTTGCACTACCTGTAGCACCTCGCATACCTTCTACGTAGGTCCTATCGTATGAACCAATGGAAGTGGTCTCTAAAGCGTCACGCGATACATCAATAGAAAAATCCTTGCATCGCGCAATGCGAATGCCGTTGTAGCGTAGTTCGCCATTAGCACCAGTTAAAACTGCCATTAGCCGTCCCTCTGCCCATCTAGTCTAACTGATATGCTACTGGTATTAGGAGCCACAGAGTTGATTGATGGTTGCTCAGCAAAACGCCATACGTAATCACGTTGCAATAGCACCTGCATTTCAGACTCGACGCCTTCCCATATAGTCAACGGCAGGCTTAACACCTCGTATGATCCACGCGCTGCTTCGTATGCTTGTACTATTAAAACTACCTCTGCGTCTGTAATATTAGCAAATTCCAGTTCGAGCGAAGAATTAAATGGTTGTGATCCATAGATCCTAGACGTACCAGTGCCAGCGATTGAAACAAATCTTTGCACTGCATATTGACCTAATGTAATATGCCTAGCGCTAGGCGTCAAAGCTGGAAATGCTATCGTCACGTTACAGTTACCGTTTTGGTTTGGGTGATGGGGCTGTCGTTTGCCGTTGGGGAACTAATCCGACAGCTCACCACATAGGTGCCTGCTGTATCAAATGTAATTGTAGCGCGGAGTGCTCCTGAATTAACAATTGCCGCATTTGCTCCAACTGTTGCAGATGTCCAGCTCCATGTAATAAATACAACACCTAATGAGTCTGCGGTGCCTGTACCGCTACCTACGCCTGTTGCCGTGAATACAACGCCTACTGTATTACTAGCAGCTCCAATGGTGGTAAAGTCTGTACTGCCAACAGAAACAATTTGATAAGATTGACCTATAACAAATGAACCGGCTGCTGTTGCTGCTGGTTTACTTGTATAACTAACACTATAGTTTTTTGCCACAGTTGCAGTTGCTGTAGCATCTCCTGTTATCGTCACCGTACCGATGGATGTAACTGTAGTAGCCGTAACAGCGGTAATTGTTTTGCTTGCTGATAATGTGCTGCCGCTTTTAGTAACTGCGCATAAAATTGTTTTGCTGCCTGAGCTAGTAGCTGTAACTGTAGTTGTTGCACTGCTTGCGCTGCCAAATGTGACGCCCGCTCCACTCCAGGCATAGCTATAAGTGCCTGCACCACCGCTAATTAATGCGCTAAAACTACTGGCACTATTGACTGTAACTGTACCAGGGCCGATAATTGATACCCCTGTAAATGCGCTAGTAGTATTGCTTGGATCTTCACTGGTGCCAAGTTGCCCTTCAATTATCCAATTATTAGGCACTTCCCATCCACTTACAATTTCGCTGTAACCAGCAGCATCTAATGGGAAGTAAGTGGCTTCAACTTGTATGTTGCCATCTTCATCAAATCCTAAACTTTGTACTTTATAAGCGCGTGTTTCAACACTTGATTCTTTAACGCAAAATACAGCACTACGATAAATTGGAGTAATTTGATTTTGTACAACTAACTGCACTTCGTCAATTTGATTGTTGCCATTGCCTTGCCACATTAATACTGTATAAGTGCCATCTGCTAATGGTTCAGTTGTAGTAATATTACCGTTAGAATCAATAGCGCCATTTCGCGGTTGATTATAAGAAACAGTTTCTAGACCAAGCTTAAAGCAACGCCCCACTTCAAGGGCCGCTTCTGATGGTATGGTTTTGAATCGTACTGAGTGTGTGGTTAATCTACGGCCACGGCATAGATATTTTGCTACATCAATTGCATGATATTCGCTAGTACAAAAATCTGTTAAATCTAATGCTTCCAATGGTGCATCGGCAGGAGTGCTTGCTTCCCTTACGGTAATTTCACGAATAACCGGAAACAAACCTCTGGATGATTCATCACTGCTTGCTTTTTCTTGCCGCCATTTTACTGATACACGATTTGGTGTTCGCTGGTCTGAATCGCCATAAACAAATTCAAACGAACCTTCTAAAATATTACCAGCCGTATACAAATTTGTTATAGGTTCTGGTGCATCAAAATATACCGCTGGCTGCAATGCAAATTTACCATTGCGCACCACAAGGTCTAGCAGGAAATAACCTGCTGTTTGACTGCCCCATTGTCTTAAATTAACTGGCTGCGCTAATGCACCATCAAAGAAATACTTGCGACTGCGAGTCCATGTGGCACATTCAGCAAAACTAGCACTATCTACTTGTTGGCTACTTAAAATTGAACCCACGCCATAGCGATTGTTTGTAAGTATATCTTCAAACACTTCTGGGAATGTATGGATGCTTTCGATGCCTTCATTTACATAAACTGATAACTGGCTAAGCTGGCTAAATTCAGTATTGCTACGTAGATTAACACCTACCAGTGCTAGGTCATCGTAAGTTGGTACACTTGGATTAACAGCAAAACTATTCACATATACCACTTCATGCTCTGGAGATGTAGCTGTTGTTTGTAATTCTTCTAAAATATAATCTTCCGCTAATTTACCGTAGCTATCAGCATAATCATTACTGTCTCCTAGCGTAACGCCTAGCCCTTTGTCCCTTGTAGCAGCAATAGCAAATGTATCAGCACTACGGGCTACAGGTTCACCACTAAAAGAAGCTGTTATTATATTTGCACCATTACCAGATGTAACCGTTCTGTAGCCGCTAACCCTAGCGTCTAATACTTCCAAATTACCAGTGGCAACAGATGCTCTGATTTCCCAGCCAGTTATTGGTTCAATGCGAAATTCCCATCGTTGTACTGATGGCATTTGTAAACGAATAAAATTATAAATGTTTTGTTGCGTAAGACCTCGTACGCCAAAGCATTGATCTAAGTAAATATATTCAGCATCACTGCCAGCAATGCGATAGCCAATCTTAAAGAATGAATAGCGTATCTCTGCACCGCTATATGAACCAGATTGGTAAGTGCTAAGCTCCAGCACTTGGTCTGGTGTGTATATTTGGAAATTGTAATATAAGCAAGCACGACCATCTATTTCTGATTGGCTTAATGAATCCCTAAAATTGCAAAGGCCGTTAATTCTAATGCCAACAACACTACGTAAACCCAGTTCAACCACTTGTGCTGATCGTGGGATAACAAATGATGCAATTGCCACTTTGAACAGGTGTGAGCTGCTGGTGGCTGTTGTGGTGCCGTTAGTAGGGTTAAGAACTGCTTGACCTGCTTTTACAGTACGCAAAACAACTGTTATTCCTTGCCCGCCGCCAACAGGCTCCTGATCCACTTCAGATGCAAATACTTCATCAGCAGGTGATCGTGATTCACATACTAGTAATGCGCTACCTAGTTTGTATAACTCACCAATAGTTAAAGCATCATCCCATCCACGTTGGCGGCCAGATACTGTTTGCGCTACATCGCGGCATGTTTCAACATGGCTTGGCCCTGATGCTTGGATGCCAATAAATGTTGTGTTTGATTCACTGCTTGATTCAAGCGTATAAGTGATGGTATCACCAACAGCAAGATTAACTGCACCACTTGTGGGAACATTGTTCTTATGCGTGACCCCACTACGACTACTAAATAATGTATTGTATTTATTACGCTGCGCTATGCTAACGCCATCAGGATAACATAATAGCTGTACATCACCACGTTCTTTTTTGCCTGCTGGTATCGTTTTAATTGTTACGGCAGGTCTTAATTGCGGATTCGTTCTAAAACCAAAACCATTGCCGATTAATTGATAAACACCAAATTTTGTTTGTGTGCTTGGTTTGGATGCGTAGCAGAAATTAGTTGTCCATTCGCCATTCATTCCAATAGATTGGAACACATCAGTGCCACCATTATTTTCTGCATTGCCTGTATCATTCGCAGCAGTACGTCCTGCCACTCGATCAGCACTAACTATTCGCCCACCATCTTTTGATACGTATAAAGTAATACGACTGCTAGTGTCATTAGCTGCTGCTAAATCATAACCTCCCAAGATGTTGTCACCAAAAGCAAATTGAGCAGGATCAACTTCACCTAAAGTAGCTTCTGATATTAAAAATACAGCACGTAGCATTTGGCCGCCGCCTTGCGACTGCATTTGGCTCCAGATTAAATTAGTATTAACTCGCACACCGCCATAAGTAATGCCATCAATAGTTTCGCGTTTTGCATATACAAGTGGGATAGCAGAACCGAGTTCAACTACATTTTGCAGTGAGTCAAAACCAGCTTTTGGTGCATATTCAGAACGACCTACAATATTTTGACCTGGTATAGAATTTTGCCTTATATCAACTGAACGTGCTTGCCCTGGTGCCTTAGGTCGAAATAGCAATGTTGCGACATAAGATAATACCAAACCAATCGCTAGCTGTATTAAAAATGGTATGATAAGAAAATACGTGGGTTCGCCTGGTTTAATTTGGCTGCACTTTGAACATGCCCGTAAAAATTGTCGATACTCAGCTTCACTAATGCCTAATACTGCCATCAACTCTTTGTCTTGAGGCAATAAGGCAATTGGTTTGTCGTTTGGGCTAAGCATTATACGAAAGTGATTTGACCTGTAGCAGGAAGTGATCCTACTAAGGCTTGGTTTAGCACACGGCGTGGAGCTTGACCTGACACAGCGTCAAGAGGGCTGCTTAAATCTAATGATAGCCGACTGCCATCATGCTGATAACCAGTCACTTGGTATGTCTCCTCAGTATAATTGCTAGTTTCATCATACGTATCAGGGTCTAACCAAACTGTATTGACGCGGATAATCCATCGGCTATCAGCGGCTTCTTGAATAAAATTTAATAGTAATTGGCTTACTGCAAATACTAAAGAAGCACGAATGTTGCTACCCTGTAAATCAACTGTGCTACCACTAAAACCAAATCCAGCGTAAACATGAGATTCACCTTGGTAATTTCTTGCTTCATTTGCATGAAAATTTTGGAATGCGTATCCAGTTGCTGCTCCAGTAGATAACTGAAACCGAACGTAGGTGCCAATTGCAATCATGATTAAATACCAATCGCTCGTCTAGCGCCTGGATTGTTTTTTAATGCTGCTAGTGTACGTTGCTGCCCCATTCGAGCACCTTCTTGTGCAGCAGTGCGACTAGCTTGTAACATGTCAGCTTCCGTTACAAATGGTAAGTCGCCACTACCAACTCTACTGTATTTAATTTCTGTGCTACTGGCGCCAGAGCTAAGTGTTTTTTCAATATAACGTTCGCGTGAAACTGAAGCATTAGCATCAAGCATTTGACGGTTTTCTTCAAATGCACTGGTGGGGCCTGAAGTGGAAGATGATCTAAGTGCATTGCGAGAAGCTAAAAGTGCTTCGGTTGCATCCGCTGGAACAATCGTACCGCTAGAACTTGGCACGAATAGCTCAGGGCCCTTTTCGCCAACCATGTAGGTGCTGTTGCTGCTTACTGGGCCGCCAGCAGCTCTCAGTCCATCGAGGTTGACGTACTTAAACATATCTGTTTGCGGAAGCGTACCGCTAGGGGCCGCAGCAGGAGCCGCACCACCACCACCAAACATTCCAGCTAGTGATTTTGCTATCGCGATTGCGGTATAAGTAGCGATCATCTTGGTGCCTTCCTGCATCAAGATGTCACCTATAGATTTAAGAAAATCAGCAAATACCTGTTGCGCTGTTGTAGTGCCTTCAACTAAACCTTGGACGCCTTTTGTTAATGAATTACCAACAGCATCACCAATGCCTTGCGACACACGTACCGCAACAGATTCAAGGTCTTTTAGTTGTGTTTGAGCTGATCCAATAAATTGTTGTATTGGTGACGATGCGGCGGCGGTGGCTGCGGTATATGTTTGAATTGCAATTGCAGCGTTTTCGGCAGCAACTTTAATCCCGTCAGTCGCTTGTGCATATTGATCTTGCGTCATAGTGCCATTGGCCAATAATTCATTAAAAGGTTTTAACCTGTCGTTTAATTGTTGTCTAACTTCTAATAGTTTTAGTTCACCTTCTATTAACTCAGGCTTAACGCCTTCCATTTGCAACCGATTGCGCAATGTAAATGCTTCAGTTTGCAGCCCTAACTGCGCGGTCTGCTCTCTAAATGCAGATGTACTAGCTAAAATTCCTGCTGCTAGATCTTCAGCTTTTAATGATTTTGATTGTGATTTAAGTAGCACAAGTTGTTGCATTAAACCTTGAATTTCTGCTTTTGTTTGATCTACATTTTCGCCAGGCACACCGCCTGCTACGCCGCCACTTGCCGCATTTGGCCTTACAAAATATCCACCTTTAAACGAATTAAGATCAGGATAATTACCAGCTTTTAAGCCACGGCTTTTAGATTGGTGAAATACATTCTGACCGCCTGTATAAACGCCTACATGTGGTGTATCGCCAGGCCTGCCGGTAGCTAATATATCTCCAGGTTTAATTTTATTAAAATCAGTCATTACAGTACCAGCTTTACGCACCGTATCAGCCCATGCAGTTACACCTGGTAAAGTAATGCCAAGTGAGCCATAAAATGCCTTGACTGATTCCGAACACATGTTTGCAACACCAGTAAATTTACTAGCGGCCTGTGTTGCTGTATTGAGTTGGCTAGTGCTAAATCCTCCTACTCCACCAGCAACAGTAGTAGATTGCACTTGATTCATTCTTGCGCCTGATTGTAATCGTTGCTGCGCTTCTTTAATTTTGCTTTCTATCTCTTTTATTTGCGCATCAAATGACGCTGAACCCATTACCATTGATTGTATAATACCGGCCTGCTCTTTAGCGGCACCAGTAAATTTATTAACCCAGTTGCTAAGTTGCTTTTCTTGCAATTGACGTTGCAAATCATAACGCATTTTATCTAATTCAACTTGATTCTTGAATATTTGGTCATCAATTTGTATTTGATATTGTGCTGAATCTTCAGCTAATTTCTGAGCTAATTTTGCTGCTTTCTCTGCTGCCTTTGCGGCTTTATCCGCCGCTCCTTTTTCTTCAAGTAGTTGAGGAATTTTTAAGTTTACATCTTCTTTTGTTGCCTTTGGCTTGTTTAATTCTTTAAGTCGGCCTTCCAAATAAGTTGCCTTTTTAGTTAACTCTGTTAACTCTGCTTTCATTATTGGCAAAACTGGCGCACTAGGAATAAGTACGTTGTCATCAATACCTTTAATTTCTACCCCTTTAGACATGCCAATGCCAGCCTTTTCAGCGGCTTTAATTTCTGCTGTAAGTTTTTTAACTTCGGCTCTAGTATTAAAAAGTTCATTATTGGCTGTTTTCTTATCAGGGCCAGCCATTGCCTCATTGATTTTGTCAATTACTGTAATGCTTAAATCTAATATTCTTTTCAACGCCGGTTCAAGGACTTTTCCTATGTTCTTGGCTAGCATTTCTATGCCATCCATTAATGTGCTAAATTTGCCGTTTAATGTATCGCTTTGTGCAATAGCGCCATTAGCATATTTGCCGCCAGCATTTGTTAGCCTTATTATTGCAACTTCAACAGCTTCTGAGCTAATGCGACCTTTGCTTAATGCTTCTTGTAATTTCTGTCCTGACAACCCATACATCTTTTGCAGTTCACCCTGCAACGCAACGCCGCGCTCTTGGAACTGCAACAGTTCCTCGCCTTGCAGTCTGCCTTTAGCTTGCACTTGGCCGTAAGCTGTAACTAGCCCTTGTAGTTCAGCGCCTGTAGCGCCAGAAACATCAGCTAATCGTCTTGTAGTTTGAACTACTTTTTCAGTTTCAACGCCAAATGCTTGCAAGCGTTTAGCTGCATCAATTAATTCAGTACTAGTAAATGGTGTTACAGCCCCAAGTTGCTGCAATTCTTGAATAATTTGTTTTGCTTTTGCTGCGCTGCCTGTTAATACTTCTAGGCTACGTGTTTGACTTTCAAGTTCAGCAGTTTTGGCAAATACAAATTTAACGGCTTGCATTGCACTAAGTGCAATCGCTAATTTGCCAACCGTTTTAAGTAAACCAGAAACAGCTCTGTCAGTTGCTACTGCGCCTTGCTGTACTGCTTTAAGTTGCCCGACAGCACCACGGCTGTCAACATTAATGGCAACATTAGCGACAACCGACACAGCTAGGCACCTCCTACTAGCCCTAGTCTAGCGCCGCCGTCGCATCGCAGCTTCCTGTTCA